TCCCGCGCGTATGCTTCGCTCAGAAGTTCAAACTTGCCTTCGCTGTATTCGGCCAGCAGTTCGCGCATCCGCTCAAAATGCTCGGCCTGAATTTCAAATTCCTGCTCATTTTCGCTTTGCAGGAAATCGAGTTTTGATCCGCCTTCAAACCCGTCGCCAAGAGACGGGAACAGCGGGCCATCGCTGCCGCCGCCACCAGACAGTGCGCCGCCGATTGTGCCGCCCAGGCTTCCGGTGATTGAATCTGTCGCGCCCTTGCCAAGTTCGTTTTGGCTGCGCAGCTGATCCGTTGTGCCAACATCAGCCTCGCGGCGATCCTCGCCTTTGATCAGGCCCGCAAGAATGTTGTAGCCCTGAATGGCGTCGGTGATTGCGTCGGTGATCTTCGTGATCGCACCGGCGGCGCTCAACAGGGCAGGTATCCAGACGTTTGTGATGTCGTCTGTTAGCTTCTTGATCTCGTCCTTGTTCTCAAGAATGGCCTGCGTGAACTGTGTGCTGATCGCGCCGGTCATGTTGTCGAGTTCGGCTTGAAGGTCTTGCGCGCCCTTCACAGCTTCATCTGACATGATAGCGCCTGCGCGCTGCGCCTCATCGCCAAGGCGCTTCATTTCCTTCCCGTTGTCGGCAAGCAATGGCTGCAACGCCGTCAGGTCAGACGCCATCGCCTCCATGTAGAACGTCATTTCGTCTTGCGAGAGGTTCGCCTTTTCAAGGCTGCTGACGAACAGTTGCAGAGCCTGCGGGCCGCTCAGGTTTCTGAACTGTTCAGCCGTCACCCCCACCTTCGGGGCGATGTTGTCAAAGAAATCCTTCATCGGGCCACCGCCCGTTTGCAGGAAATCCCCAACCCGGTCCTGAACGTCTTTCAGAATGTCGGCCAGCTTTTCCTGTCCGATGCCGACAGTCTTTGCCGCTGCCGCCATCTTCTGAAATTTCTCGGGGCTGGCATTGGCGATGCGTGAAAGCCGCTCGATCTCGGCACCGGCATCAGCCGCGCCGCGCACCATCGTGTAAGCACCGGCCCCCGCGACGGCCATGCCGCCCGCAATCGCCGCGCCAGCCTTGGCAACACGCTTTGCGACTTTCTCGGCATTGCTGCCAAAGCCCTTGACCGACCTTGTGCCTTTGTTCAGTTCGCGCTGTAGCGGGCCAATATCGGCAGAGACTTCAACGGCAATATCACCGACGACTTTCGCCATAAGTCAAGCCTCCTTTGCCTTGGCCTCTTTGAGCATCGTGTAGAGATTGGAGCGGGTTTCCTGAGCCGATGTGACGCTCTTTGGCATCCGCGCGCTCACCACCCACCACGCTTGACCGGGCGATAGTTGCCAAAATTCAAGCGGCGTAACCCACCCGCTGCCGACCAGAAGATCGTGCAGACCTTTTACGATTCCGCCGCTTGGTTCTTTTTTTCGTCGTCGTCAAAATCAGCCGCCATCGCTATAGCAATTGGCGGCGCCATGATTGCCAGAAGCGCATGAATGGCCATCTGAATTTTTGTGGCAACGTCCGCATTGCCCTGCGCGAAGTCATTGATGATCGAAAGATATACCTCATCATCACTGACGCTCGCGCCAGCATGGCGCAGCGCCGCCGCATACGCCATTGAAAGGCGCGGGACGCTAGGACCGTTGCCAGTCGTCAAAACCTGCACGGCGGGCTTGCCGCTGTCGCCCGACAGAATATCCTCCATCTTGGCGACAAGCGGCATCATCGCGGTCGCGCGGATTGTGTAATCCGCACCTTTCCACGACACTTTCACATCCTCAAATCCCTGCATTATGCGCCCGGAGTCCAAGTGTGCGCGGCGTTACGCACAAGCGTTGCGGTAAAGGTCGTGGCTTCCTGGTACTGCCCATTCTCGACATAGTTTGTCAGAATGAAATTGCCGGAAATCACATCGCCGTTCGCGCGTTCGAGCGTCAGGTCGGACAGAAACTTGTCGCTGTCCGTAGTGCTGAACGCCAAATCGGAAAGCACATCGTCGTCGGTCAGGCCTTCAACCGAGATTTCAAGCGTCGTGCTGGCGAAAGCATCGGAAAGATAGGTGGTCGCGCCCGCGTCATCATCGTTGGTAATGTCGATGGGTGTGCCGTTCCAAGTTACGCTTTTTGTCCGAACAGCAGCAATCGCGGTGCTGTTCTTTTTGACCACGAAATCGCGGCCCGCTGTCTTAGCCATGATTTAGGCTCCTTCTAAGGGAAAGGGACGCTTCACAGCGTTCCGGTCTGCGCTTGCCCAAGGCGCGGATCAGGCTTTGTCCAGGTATCCCCGATATTCGCAGACACCGTGGAACGCGCCGCGCGATGTTCGCATCACGCTGCTATCCTCGCGGCGGAAAAGAATTGTTTCGTATCCAGTGACAGACAGGGCTTGCAGGTGCAGCGCGGCGTAGATCGCGCTTTGCATCGCCTTGGTTTCCTTCACGCCACTCTGGGCGGAATATGAATGCACACGCACCAGAACATTGAACCCGGTCGTGTCGTCAGTATCCCATTCGGCAAGGCTGGCATCGCCGATGGACACGTATGGAAAGATAGTTGCGGCATCTTCATCAGACGGGCCGAAATCCACGATCCTTGCGCCAATGGCGGCAAGCGTGGCATTGGCGCTCAGAACAGAATAAATCGCCTTCTGAAATTCAAACTCAGCCCCCATGACGTTTCCTTGCCCTCGCCAGTGTCTGTTCGAATTTCTTCAAGAACGATTGCAGAAACATGGCCTGCATGGAGGTCTGCATTTTCTGAACGGCATGCATGAAAAAGGCGTATTCAACCCCGTCAGGGCCGTCGCCATACTCAAGAAACCGCCAGTAAAACGCCTTGCGCCCCACCCTTACCGTTGAGCGGACACGATCATCGAAACTCCGCAGGCGCTCACGCTTTGCCTTGGTCAAGCGCTTCATCGTGCCTTCATCAGTCGGCATAGACTTCTTCGCATCGTTGCGGACCTTCCCGGCCATGTCATGCACGGTTGAGCGCATGATATTGCGGGCCTGCTTCGGTGCGATCTGGCTTAGAAGATCATTCACGTCATCAATCCCGCGAATTGTGGTACTGATCTTCACTGCGGTGCCCCTCGCTCCGCGACAATCTCGAGATACATGGCGCGACCGCCCATCCGGCTGACCTGCCGGATATTGTAGAAATCACCGCCCCACTTGATGCGATCCTTCTCCGACACATCGTCACGGTTTCGGATCGTAAACCGCCACATGCCAGATGCGTTGAATGCGCCTTCCTCGACACGCTCAGAACCGCTCAAGGCATCGACCTTTGCCCATACCTTCGGAACGCTCGAAAAGTCTCCCCACGCCGTCTCTGTGCCGCCTGCGCCGTCGCTTGTCTCTGTGCGCGATTGCAGCGTTATGCGCTGGTCAAGGCGTCCGATCATGCCCCGATCCACCCGCGCCGATGCAGACCGACAAGAGACTGCACGGAAAACGGAACCTCGCGTAACAGTTGCTCGGACACCGCGCGGCGCTCCTCATACCAGTGGGACAGAAGCATCAAAATCGCGTGTTTCAGTTCCATCGGCACGGCATTTGCAGAGCCATAACCCGCCACATAGCTAATCGTCAGGCTGTCCTGCCGGTCGAACACATCAGGCCAGTCATAGCCGTTTTTCGGCTCAATCCATGCGCGGTAAATGTCAGAAAACAGGTGAAAGTTCGCGGCAGTAGCTGTCTGCGATACCTCGTCCCGGTCGTAGTATGTGATGCTGCTGATCGACTGTGCGGGCGTCTTTGGCAGGTATACCCGGCCAGACGCGCCGTTCATCGCCAGAGACCACGTTTGAGTGATCAGCGCACGGCCCGTCATTTCCTCAACCGCAGCCGTTGCGGTAGCAACGAGGCCAGAGATATAAATATCCTCCTCGCTGTGATCCACGCGCAATTGCGTCTTTGCGTCAGACAGCGATACAGGCTGTGACGCTGGCGCAGCAGTGCGATTGAGAAGCGTTTCCATCACTTGCTGGCCTTTTCCGCCTTACGCTTCGGAATGGCCGTCTCAGGCTTTGCGCGGCGCACAGGAGTTGCCTGCCCTGCCTCGATCATGCGCTTGGCCTCGGCGTCCGAAACGTCGATTTCATTCCCCGCGACCTCGCATCCTTTCAGCGTGGCGCGGGAAATAAGAAGTTTTACGCGCATCAGCCCGCGCTCACGGTAAGAACGCCGGAATTTGACCAAAGCGCGCCAGCCGAAGTAGGATCAGAAGTCGGAAGCCCCGTGATAACAAGGTTCGACCCGTCCCAAGTCAGCTTTACACCACCAAGATTCAGAACGTTGCCGCCCTGCTCAATGCTCACACTTGTGTTTTCGTTTGCCATGTCTGGAAACTCCTAAAGTGCGGGGCGGCGTGTGCCGCCCCGTCATGTTTATGCGTTCAGGATGTGCTTGACAGCCGCAGTATCGGACAGCTCACCGTCAAAACGGATGTATCCGGCGACACCGAAGCCCGGCCAGAAATCCTTGTCCTGAATCGCCCCGATCAGCGGTTGACCAACCTTGCGGACAATGTATTTGCCGAAATCACCCACAACGATGGGCTTGTTTCCGGTGCCGAGGCTCGGCATCGCTTGGTTGACCGTAAACGGATAGCCAAGCATCCGCTCCTGCAGCCCGTCGCGGAAATCGGTCTGAATGATGTAATGACCATCGCCATACTTCAGCTTGCGAAGAGCGGCCAAGGTGCTGTCGTTCATCATCCAGCGGAAACGCGGGGACGCACGATAGGCGGGATCAACCGAATGCAGCAGGTCGATCAATTCGTCCGCAGTCACCGCAGCCGCACCAGCCGCATCAACACCCTTGGTAGATGCGGTCACGATGCCGTTGGGATCGCCAGTTCCATCGCCGGTCGTCAGTTCGGTATTGGCGCGACGGCCAAGGCGCTCGCCGAGAAGTTCGCCAAGGAATTGTTCAATGTTGAAAGCACTGTCATCGACCAATTCTTTCGAAACGCGCAGCCATTCGGTATCGAACGCATAAGCGTCAAGCGTTTTCTCACCGAACGTCACATCCGAGCCACCGTCATCAGTGAGTGTAACACCCTCGGAATGCTTCACTACAACTGCACTGGTGTCGTCAACGGTCGGGATGGTGATCTGACCGCCGCCACTCGTGACCATTTCGGTCGTGATGCCGGGATCATACATCGGGCCATATGCTGCCATCGACTTGACGATGAAGTTCACCATCTCGGTCGGGACGGTATACCCGCCTGCGCTGTCAGAGGTAGTTTGAGCGCGTTGTTCAACAGCAGCGTATCCACCGCGCAGAACTGCCCGTTCCTCTTCGTGCATGGCACCAATGTTGCCTTGTGCGCGAAGATAGGCATGGAACGCTTCGCGGTATGTCGGGCCTTCGCCACCATCGACGCCACGTGCCTCGCCACTCTCATTCGGGCGGCGCGGGTCGGGCGCGTTCATGCGTTCCTCGGCGGCCTCAAGCCGCTCCTGGCGTTCGATCTTGCTGCCGATCTTGTCGTGATCTGCCATCATGGCGTCAAATTCGCGTTCGATCTCGGCGGCGCGCTCTTCGGGCGTGTCGTCCTTGATTTCATCGAATTTCGAGCGGGCATTTGTCGCAATCCGCGCCTGCTCCTCGCGGAGTTCTTTCACAGTTGCCATTTTAAGGCTCCTTCTAAGGGAAAAGGCGCCGCCATCACGGCGGGCCGGGTGGTAGGCTCAGGCGCGGTGCCTTAGCCCTCTGCGCGGGCCGCGCGCAGGTTCATACGCATACGGCGCAGTCGCGCCGCGTTGCGGTTGTTCTCTTTGATTTGTTCCGTCCGCATCGCCTCAAGGCTGCGAAGGCCGATCTCTGTGCCGTCATAGGCTGGCGTCGTCACAATCGACACGTCATGCAGGGACGCCTTCTTGATCGTGCGAAGCGGGATATCGCCGCTGTCGTCCCATTCCTGAACATCAGGCCAGAATGCAAAACTCATCTTGTCCAGATCGCCGCGCTTCATCTTGCCGACGATGCGGGCAACGTCCGGATCGCCTTCCTCAAGACGGGTGCTGATTTTCAGCCCCTTGTCGTCCTCGGAAAGCGTCAGGGTGCCGGAGCGGGTGCGCGCCAGCGGCAACCCATCGTGATTGATCAGGAAAACCACATCATCGCGCCCGATTGCTTCCGAAAAAGCCCCCGGTTCGATCTTCTCTCGGAAATACCCGCCAATATCCGTTTCTTCGTTGAATATGGCTGCATAGCCTTCAACAAGGATGCCGTCATCATCAGCCCGGACCTCGGCGGGCAGACGCACATGCTTGCCACGCGCCTCAAATTCCATCTTCTTCGCCTCCGTTGGGCTGTTGCTGTTGAGTGATTGGAACTGTCCCGCCTTGGATCATCAGGCTGTCGCCACCTTCCAGCGCGGGCCGGTTCTCGATCTCGCGCGCCTCGTTCGGCGTTTCGATGCCGTTCTGGATCGCCATAGAATGACCCTCCATGCGGGTCTTGAAGTCGCCGCGCAGCAGGCCATCTACATTGAACTCGACGTATTGCTTGGCACCTCGGCCAAACAGTTTCAGGTTCATTTCCTGCTCGGCCTGTTCGATCCAGCGCTTCAGGGTGTGTTTCACGAAATGCAGGTCTTGCTGCTCCGTGTTACTGAACGTGCCGTGGGTCAGGTCTTGGAGGAATGTCGGCGGAATTGAGTAGATGCGCGCGATCTGCTCCACGTCGAAACGCTGCGTCTCGACAAGCTGGTTTTTCTCAGGCTCGGCACCGATTGCCTTGATGTCCAAGCCAGTCGGCAGGATCAGCGCCAAGCGTTCCTCTCGCGCGGCCTTGTCAACCGAAGCCTCAAGATCATCCGCAGCCCGCTTCATAGCCGCGCCGGATTGAAAATTCCCGGTGACAGCGAAGGGGGGGACGCCACCGCCGATCAGGTATTTCTCGCCGTATTTCGTCGCGGCAATCGCCCGCCCGATCACGTCCTTGTTCGACATTATCGGCCCCTTGTGGCCAATACCGTCAGACTTCATCATGAACGCCAGATCAATGATCTCGCTGGCGGCGTATTTCTTGGCCTTGTCGTAGGTGTAGACCAGTCGCCCGCCTTCGCGCTTCACTTCGACCTTCGACGGATCAAGCGGCCATAGGTTCATCACCCGGCCCTGTTCGTTGCGCTCGATGAAGGTGAACGCCCGCCCGGTCGTCAGGATGCGCTCAAAGGTATATTTCCGCCAATCGAATGACGTGCATTCGTCGTTGATCGCGTCATGCAAAATCGGAGCAATGCCGCCAGTGACGCGCTTTCGCCCGTCCTTTTCTTTGCGATACACCTGCAAGGGCAAGCCAGCGATTGTCCCGGCGATGAAATTCACAGCCGCCCAGACTGCCGGAACGCCGAGCGCGCTCTCAGGCGTGACAACCGTTGCACCAACCATCTTATCCCAGAAATCAGGCCGGAAAATCTGCGCCGCAGTTGGTGAACTCTGCACCGCCGTGATACCGGCGCGCTGTTCAGCCTGCTTTTTCTTGCCAAGTCCGAACATCAATTCACCATGCTAAATTCCGGGTCAACGTCCCAAGGCGTCGGGGCATCCGCAGCCTCGTCCATCAGCCACCGCCCGAGCGCCATCATCGCCGCCACAGGGCCGTCAATCTTGTTTTCGCCGCGCTCTTTCGCGGGCCGGTGCAGATCGCTGTTGCGCGATCCGTTCACCACGTTTGAAAGCATCCAGGTAAAGGCCGGGTCGCCATCGTGATAGAATTTCCCGTCAGCGATCAGGGCGTCCATTGCCCTCATAGGCTCGTTCATAAGGCTCGGACTGTTGCGGTATTCCACGCAGTTTGCGCCATGTTCCATCAAATCCACGGCCATTTGCCGCGAATGCCACGGGTCAAAGGCGATTTCCCGAACGTCGAACTGAGAAAGCAACTCGATCACGTCATCGAAGATGATTTTCTGATCGGTCACAGCCCCGTCGATCTGGATCAGCCGCCCGGTGTCGCGCCACAGCCGGTAATGCTCATTTTCAGGCTGCTCTATCGTTTCCTCTGGCGCGTAGAACTTCCCAAACCTTGCGTATCCACCTTGGTGCTGGAAAAGCAGTTCAACCGCCGTCAAATCTCGCTTTTCGGCAAGGTCGACGCCGATGATGCACTCCTGCCCCTCGAACTGATCCAGCGACAAGCTTTCGTCCTTGATTTCCATGTAGCGCGCCACGTTGAAATACGCATCGCGCGACTGCACCCAGACATTCAGGTGCTTGGTTTTGAAAACGCCAGCCTTGCGCGGGCTGGCCAGCGCCTCGCGTTGGCGGCTCAGCAGAAAATCAGCACTCACCGAAACATCGAAATTCGGGTTTGCCTTTCGCAAAACGTCAGGGTCTTGCCAGTCGTCGTCCTTGTCGATCCCGTAGATCAGGGCCAGCGTTGAATCATCTTCTGCGGTGCCTTCCAGCATCCGCTGCGCTTCCTCTTGCATCAGGTAGCAAGGGCCTGCGATATTGTCGCCCGCCGTGGTGATCACCAGCATCATGGGTTGCTCACGCGCGCCCATGCCGGTTTCCATCGTGTCGAACATCTGGTCGGTGTCGTGTTCGTGATATTCGTCAACGATTGCACAGGACGGTGACGCGCCATCGCCGGGTTTGCCAATCAGCGGCTCAAACCGGCTTTCATTGCCAAGAATATGCAGGTTCGATGCGTTCACGCCCAAGCCGTAATGACTGCACATATCTGGCCGCTTCTGCGCCATCAGTCGCGCGGGCCTGAACACCTCCCAAGCCTGCTTCTCTGTCGTGGCCCCCGAATAAACCTCTGCGCCGTGTTCTCCATCGGCGCAGAGCATGTAAAGACCGATTGCCGCCGCCAGTGCTGACTTGCCGTTTTTGCGAGGCACCAGCAAAAGCACCCGGCGAAACCGGCGCGTGTTGTCCTTGCGGCGCATCCACCCGAACGCAGCGCAGACAAAGAACACCTGCCAAGGCTCAAGTTTCAGCGTTTCGCGCTGCGCCGCCCATTTGCCTTTCGTGTGCGGCATCAGTTCAATGAAGGCACAGACCTTGTTTGCCGCCGTCTCATCGAACCGGAATTTGAAATCGTCGTCGTCCTGCCAAGCCAGATCGTCAATGTGTCGCTGGCAGGCCAACCTGATCCACTTGCTTGCGGGAATTTCACCAGATGTAACGTCGCGGGCGTATTGTTCCGCGACGGCGCAGTAATCAGTCACCCCAGAGCCGCAAACGGATTCTCGTCTGCCGTCTTACCGGCGCTGACCTTGGCCCGCGCCGCCGGGGAAAGCCCGAACTCAGACAGCAGCGATTGAGCATGACGCATCGCCTCGTTGCGCTGCCCGACCTCCGGGCGCGAACGGATCATCTGAATGTTGCCATCCTCGTCGCGCTTTTCATACGTGCGCCCGCTGTCCTCGATCACAGCCGTGCAAATCTCGATTTCCTCGATCCGGCTTGCCAGCATCGCCAGGTTGTCCTGATCGTCAGGTGACGCGATGCCCATGCCATCAAGCGTGGCGCACAGCCGGGAAAAGATTTCAGCCGCCCGCTCGGACAGCCAAGCCGGGGCAACCGCAACGCCCTTCGCGGCTACGGGCGCATCCTCGTTCACACGATCAGGACGGGCCGTGCCTTCAATGACTTTCAGCGAGTCGGGCTTGCGCTTTCTGCCTGCCATGTTAAGCCCCTTCACTTTTTGGTTTCATTTTGACGTTGCAAAAAAGTGAC